GGTGGCGTAATATGGAATGGAGATGTCTTGATTATATCTTTACTAAAGAGGCTCGTTATGACCACCTCGCAAAGAACAAGCAAGGTTCATCGGCATTTGGTATTGGGCAAAGGCTTAAGGAAACTAGCAAAGACCCCGCAATTCAAATCCTCCACGCATACAAATATATCCAACACAGATACAAAACCCCGTGTGAAGCAATGAAACATCACTTAAGACATAACAATTACTGATGCTAGACTTACGAGGCGACCCGATATTAGTCTGTATATGTGGCAGTAAGATGTGGAATATTACAGTTATGTGGGACGAAGAGACCAGAGATGTAGGCTGGTATGACTTAAGACAAGAATGTAAAGAGTGCGGAGCGTTAGCCACCGCGCCGACACCAATAGACGAGGAGATGTAATGCCAAGATATGAGTTTAGATGTGAAGAATGTTTAGCATATCAAGAAACGCAGATTCATTTTGAGGTTGGGCCAGAGTGCCCAGTATGTTATCGAACTATGAAGCGAGTATGGTCTGCCCCTGGTGTTCAATTCAAGGGCAGTGGGTTCTATAAAACAGATAACCAAAACTAATCTTCAGGGGTAGGTTCTACCTCAGATACAACCTCAGGTTCTTCCTCTTCCTTATCTGGCAAGTCATAATCAGGGAAGGGTTTGAAGCCACCGATTTTTCTAATCAACCTATTAACAGCCCGCTTGTGCCGCATACGAGCAGCATCTTCAGAGCCAAGGTTAAATAGGTTAGCAATTTCTTTAAAGTCTAAAGACTCAGCGTGACGCATAAATAAAATCTTTCTATCTTCCTTACCTAACTTCCAATAAACATAATCAATTTCTACCATCATCGCTACCAAGTTGCCACCTTCAGCGGGCGCAGTGGGGCGACCAGTTCTACTAAGGTTAAACTTATGGGTTGAATTAAACTCACCTCTTAAGACAGGAGGCATCAACGCCTCGACTACCTCAGGGGCGTAGTAGTAAAGGTCAGAGATGTCATAGCCAACAGACTTAGCCTTCCATCTTTGGCAGTAATCTAAAGCCTGATTCCGTAGGCTACGATAGATTAAATTCTTAGCATCCTTCTCTCCAATTGCTTCCCACTCATCTAACTTATTAGGGTGCTCAGCAAACCATTGATACAGGCTCTGTCTTAAGTCATCAAGTTCTACCATCTCAAACTTGCGAGAGTATTCCAGAGCGACAGCATCTACTACATACTGCCAATGTTGAATGCGTTCCCAGTTCATAGTAATTTAGTTCCCCATTTGATATCTAACATACCGACTTTCTTCATTCGGTTGTTGGTGTTTTGGAATTCGGTTGTGACGGGAAGCCATTTGTCTTGCCACTTCATATCGAATTCATTCTTAAGTATGGAATCAAGGTCAAAAAAATATACCCCTTGCGGGGTGTAATTCACATAGCAAGGTGCGTAAGATAACTTCCCCGCCTCTACGACAAGGAAATCAAACTTATATTTCTCAATAAGTAGTTCATCGTAGTGAGTGTTTCGTGACTTAAGTTCTATAAATAATTTCTTCTCATCTGATTTACAGTCGAAGCCATCAAACTCAGACTCGGAACGAGATAGGTCAGGATATAGATTATCCTTCAGCCACTCGAATAGTTCGGGCTCTCTCATAAACTCCTATGTTCTTTTGTTTCGGATAGTAAATCTTCTATCCTGATTAGATAACCCGTGGATTTATTAGGTGGTATTTCACAGGTTATTTCTCTTCCATACTTTGACACAGCACTTCTTAAGACTTCAGTTGGGATTATAAACACAGAACTTTCTAAGACAAAGGCCCAGTAGGATGCCTCACTGACAGATAAACCTGATGGCTCCCAAGACTGAGAGTTGTTATACCAACATCTAACTTCGATATAAACATTGTTCGTCTCGTGCCATCGTCTATCTCGCTTTACTTCGACAGTCTTACCGCCAGTAAGTAGTTCATCTACTAATGACTCACCTACCCTGCCATAAGAAAAATCTAAATCAAACGAAGAGTTCTTCACTTCTCACTATCCCATTGCTGTCTTAAGACTAGAAGACCGATGATGGCATAGTTAGCCAAGTCTTTGAAGGAGTCTTCGAGCGATTCGTATTGTGGATTATAGATTCCTTTATCGACGAGGTTGTTAATGCGGGCAAGTTTGTCCCACATACGAACTCGCAGTCCATTGACAGGTCCACCTGGTGATTCGCTAATGTTCTTCGGACCGTAATCAAAGTGCTTTTGTAATAGTAATATTTTAAGTTCACTGAAAGTCTCTTCTACATTTTGGACGAAAGCAGGGGGATTACTATTGTTAGAGTTAGAGTTTGCTTCTCTGATTCTACTTGCGTAATCTGATAACCCATCCTTGTTAGATGCTCTGTAATCTGCCATACTTCTTCACGCTCCGCTTTCGTCAGTTTCATCGGGTTTGCTTTCATCTAGTAGTGTCTTAAGACTTGAATCAAACTTCAACATTTCAGACCCAACCACAACTTCTTCGATGATTTCATCCAAGACTTCACTATTAGATTCAGCAGCGTAAAGTGTAACATATGTGGATTGTGTTATTTGTCTGATTTGTTCTGGTCGGTCTGCGTGTTCATAAATAAACCTAAGTAGGCTACCAACAAGGAGCCTGACCCCATTGGGCAAGACTATCGCTGGGTCGAACTCATCTCCATCCTCTAGGTGGTGGTCTACCATTTCAAAAGAGTTGTCGAAATGCTCCCCACATCCGTCACAATATAGGTCTTCCTCATTCATCAATGTATCTTCTGTCTAATTGCTTCCGCCCCGTTTGAAATATAGAACGAGTTAACATCTTCTCCGTCTGGGAATTGGACGATAGTAACTGGTAGTTCTCGGGCGAGGCTGGTAGCAAATTCTTTTCCAGGCTGGTCCCCGTCAGCAAAGACATAGACTCGCTCGAAATCGGCAAGGAGTCTCGTGTAATGTTTCTTCCAACTATTAGCCCCTGGAACACCAATACAAGGAATACCGACACAGGAAGACATAGTAAGAGTATCCAACTCGCCTTCACATACACCAATAAAATCACCTGCCCGCTCAATATCAAGAACATTATACATTTTAGTATCAGCCCCAGTGAGTCCCATATACTTCGGCTCCACTGCAGGATTGAGCGAACGGAACCGTAAATCCACAACGCCAGTCTTAGTAACATAAGGGATACTCAACCTTCCTTGATACGTTTCGTGTCCTACTTCAGCCTCTACGACTACGCCTAATCGAGCCAGCCGCGCTGTCTCCATTGGAATGCCTCTGCTTTTGAGGTAATCTTCCGCCTGATAAATGTTTGCCGCGTACTTGTCCGCTGCTCGTCCCAGTAATTCCTTCTGCAATGCGCTTTGCTTCATTGATATTCACATTCTCCTGTCTGGCTATGATTTGTAAACTGTTTCCCTGCACTCCGCAGGCAAAACAGATGAAGATATTTTTACCGAGGTTGGCTGTACCACTCTGATGAGTGTCCGAGTGGAAAGGGCAACGGAGATTAACTTGCCCGCTGGTTGCTCGAAGACTTGCTCCATAGTGACGGAGTACTTCCGCGATACTAGGTAGGTCATTTACTTCCTCTCGTCTAGCCATTGTTCCAAATCCTGTATGACCCAAGCCTTCTCTATGCCTGCGTTGCGACGTTTAACTATAACAAAGGCAGGTGGTTCTGTCTTAAGACCACGAGCCTTCGTATAGTTCTTTGTTTCTACCTGAGCCTCGTCCCAGAAAGCAGGTAGGTCCATCTTCTTTCGGTTCTTAAGTTCTAAGATGTATGTCTTACCAGCAACAATAGCGACAAGGTCGCCCTCATCTTTGGCTCCAGTCTTAGTGAGTCGTTCGCATACAGCACCCATAGCCCTAAACCATTTCATTACATCGGTTTCAAACTGAGCACCTTTGCGACCATTAGGATTTGCCATAGTAAAATTCAAATCCAATATAAATAAAGATTAAATCTACATCAAGGTAATTACGGTGCAAAGAAATACCCAAAGCAATTCTATTAAAAGAAAACCCTGCGGTAAACCATAAACGATTAGTTAGTCTTTTGTTAATTGATGATTTAGTAAGCACTTTTATCCTTTTCTAGTATGCGTATTGCCCAGTCTAGTCCATCCTGGACACCTTGTGTATATTCATCTTTGACTTGCGGTTTGGCATCATTAATCTTTTGTATGCACTTGGCATTATGTCTTAAGTATTCAGCCTGAGCCATCTCTTTGGCGTGAATTTCTAAGTAATCGTCATCCATAATCGCTCCTATGCGTTCTCTGGGATGTCTTCAATATACATATATTCAGGGTTAAATGCTAACCACGCGTTAAGATTTGCATTTGCATCTGCCCTACCGTAGCGGTTTTTGACAGGCGCAACAGCCATTGCAGTTCCGACAACTCCGAGAGTACAGATAAGCGCTGGGAGTTGAGCAACCTTTCCTTGGAGTGCAGACCTTGGCTGACACGGTTTGCCTTCCACAGCCTCCGATGTATGATGTAGTACGATAATCGCAGCGTTAGTCGCTCTAGCAAGGTACTTCAACTCCTTCATAATCGCCCTCATAGAGGCGAACTCTTCGCCCCCGTCGGTGGCTACATCCATCAGGTTATCTACAAAGATAGCCACAGGAGGACAACCCCATAGTTCTTCAAATGCCTGAACCTCTTCATCAATATCGACAAGGCTAGGGCTAGATTCAAATGACCACACAATGTGACTACCTTTAGCAAGGGTAGCCCTAGTCCAACCTAAATCATTTTGTAATAGATACTCAACGTCAGTTTGATTCTTACCACTAATCATTGAGGCTA